GAAGGTTATCTGGAGCAGTTCGCTCACCGTCATGCCTTTCGGCATTTCCAGACCGGGGCCGCCGGCGTATGCCGCCAGCGAGAAAACCGCGAGAATAATAAAAGCCAGGGCGATGCTGATTTTGTAATTTTTCATAAAACGCTCCTTATAATTTGATTTTTGGGTTATCGGATGCGAGAGGAATTGCACCCCCATTCCGGGCGGTTAGGTGGACCCGGCGTCCTTCTGGTTAGACGACGCACCCATATAGAGGGGCCAGATTTTTTAATTTAAAGTGCCTTCAGGGCTTTTGCTGACCCCTTATTTTTTCAATTTAAGCCCCCGGCACTTATTTTTTACATGCCATTCCTTAAGGATTTTATTATGAATGCATACACCAGAACTGCGCCGACTATGAGACCGACCGCAGCGCCGGCTACGAAATTTAACACGAAATCACTCCCTTATTAATATGGATATTTTTCTATAAATATCTTTAATTCTTTGCATTTATCGAATACACGTGCGTAAATGGCGGCGTGATTCGCAATGCCCTCGATGCGCGGATTATAGAGAAACGCCTTTCCTTCGGCCGCGTTGGACGCTACAATATATCTTTCGTAACCGAAGCGGGCCAGCATGTCGTTGGAATCGTAAAGCCTGATGTTGTGTGTCGCGAAGCATTTGACTTCGAGAAATTCATCGTACCGGCGCCACTGGCGTATGGCCGCGAAAAGTTCGGTTTCGAATCCGACATATTTATCCGGAACGCTTTTGTTTTCGGTATTTCCATATCCGACGATTTTGTCCTGGACAAATTCCGACGGCGCCTGACTCTTGAATAATGCTGACTGCTCTTTCTGGATCAGCGAGAGAATCCAGATTGGTTCGATGTCGTATTCGCGGCAGAGTGCGTCGATGAACGCGCTGAAAAGCACACTTTTTTTGCCGACGAAAATTTCCCTGGCTGCCTCGTCTTTAAAACTCTCCGCTTTTTTGAGCAGCCATTCCGGTATCTTCGCCGGATTGCACACCCGATCTTTCAGCCAGGAATCTATCGCGACGAGGTATTTCTGTATCCCATCAGCGTTAAGAAAACCGTAGTCGTGGACCATACCGTGATCGATAAGCACTTCATGATTTTTGGGCATAAGTTTTTAACCCCCGAATTTAAGTTTTTTATTTTAAGTTTTTTTTCGTGTTTAAAAATGAAAGATTTGCCGTTTAAACGCGTTCAAAACGCGTGGCCGTTTCGTTTGATGTGTCCCAACACCCCGAACGCGTTAAAAACGCTCTAATAGAGTTTTAGAAGGTCTTTATTAAAAATCCTGTCTTCTGACGTTTTATTGCTTCTGAATTCGCCCGGAGTACGGCCCGCCGTCTCCTCGACGCCTATGTGCAGCAACCCTTTTTGAATTTGTTCAAGTGTTTTAACCGAATTTTTATATGCGTCATCGATGGTTTTAGGCATTTCGCCAACACGGCGCTGGTAAAGGTAATAGATACTTACATCGACGGACAATTTTAAAAGCAATTTCGGCGCGGTCGCAAACGGCAGCGCGTAACGGCTTCGCAAAAATCCGTCGATGAATTCGCAGGCGTCGGATATTGCACCGTTGACGACGGTTTCGTTTATCTCCGCCTGGACGTCGGTATCGTCGCTTAACTGTATTAACGACGCCTCGGAATGATATTTCAAAATATCGTCAATGGTGCAATACATAGGATTCCGCCTTTCTTAAACCAGTTTTACCAGGATGAATTCGCCGGCTTCGGCGGCCGCGGTGAGCGCGTATCCGTTTATAACTTCCGGCGTTACCGAGCCGGTCAGCGCAGGAGCGGCCGCATCGGCCGTCACCTGGACGGCGCCGGCGGCGAGCGCGAGATCGGAAGCCGCGACCGCTTTACCGTTGGCGTCGCTGGTAACAGCCGCGCCGGCCGTTACAATACCGCCCGCCTCGACGATCACAACGCCATAAGTATGCACGGGCATGTATCTGCCGGTATATCCGTCGAATTCCGAAACGCCGATCGCTTTTTTTCCGGCTGCGCAGTGATCGCCGTCAAAACCTATAAAGCGGCTTTTTACCGTTTCGGCTGCCGCCTGGACTGATATTGCCTGGACTGAATTTTGCGTTAATGTCATGGTGTTTTTCCTCCCGTCATTTAATTGATTTTTTTATGCGCAGGTGTCTTTTATGAGATATCCCGCGCTGGGCCATACGACGGCTACGCCGAAGTTATCCGTATTTCTTACGTTTTCGACTTTTCCGCCTTCGGTGAAGAACGAATCCACGTACGGATTACCGGTTCTGCGCGGCGTATAACCGAAAGAAGGCTCTTCGGGCAATCTTAATTCGCCGGCGCCTTTATTCGGAACGTATGCCATAATGGCGTTATCTTCCCACAGGTCGAAGAACTGGCCGTTCGGCTTATCCGCGTATATTCCCAGGCCGACGACGATCTCGTCGAAACCCAGTATTGTTTTCAGGTCATCGACCGTTACAACGGCCTTGCCCGAATATTTTATCCTTTCTATGATCGCCGGATGTTCCACCAGAGCTTCAAAAGCCGTGACGCCCAGGCCGAGGCGATTGGGATATTTGCCTATGGTCTTTCTTATCTGGCTTTTGGCCGTTTTTATCTGATCGATCGGGTCTGACTTGGTTTTATTCGTCCATTTGTTATCGGCGGTAAGGGTGACTTTGTGATTCACCGGATATGTGCTCAGGTCCTGCAGCAGGTCGGCCGTCATTTTTTCGCGTCTCAGCTGTATGCCGTTAACGACGGTTTTTGTGCCCAGAATCTTGAGCGGATATATCGATTCTTTGCCTTCCCTGTAGTCGATAGGATAGGCGAGATCGTGTTCGTCGGTAACGAGCGCGATCTTCCCTAAGTCGCTGGGTTTCATGAAGTTGGTTGCGCCGCGTGCGGCCCTTTCGGTTTTGTATATAAGAAACGCCGTTTTGTCGAATACCGGTATCTGCGATTCTTCTTTATCGACCGGAACTATAGGGCAGAATTTTTCCGCTATAAATTCCGAATTCGAAAAGCCTATGGCTATAGTTGTCAGTACCGGCTCGATCATCCTTAAATTTTTTAACCTGTCCATAATTACCTCCTGGTTATTTTTTTATCGCTCGTAAACTTTATGTAAAAGGATTTTAAAATGAAGTTAAATTGTCGCCATAACCGCGACTTCGTAACTTACTTTATTCTTCTCGGCATACTCTTTTGCTCTTTTGTGGTGTTCGATTTCGGCGGGATTGACGGCCGCGCCGGGCGGAATCGCGAAATCTGTTTTAGCCGCGGCCGCGCCGCCCTGCTGCTGGGCCGCCGAACTTCTGGTGGCGACTTCGCTGTATTCGGCGGCTTTCGGCAGCCGTTTTAAGAATTCCTGAAACCGCTCGATAGCGGGCCTTTCTCCGCCTTCGGCGAAGTTATATTTGCCGCGTTCATCGAGTATTTCCATAAAGTCCACGACCGTGGCATGCTGGTCAGCCGGCAGGCCGTCGATTTCCTTGCAGAACGAACCGAATTCCGTCCGGCGCTTCTCGCGCTCGATCTTCTGGAGTTTTTCTTTTAACGCTTTGTTTTCGTTCTCGACGGTTTTGTTTTTTTCGGAAAATTCGCTGATCGTTTTGTCCTTTTCGGCCAGGGTTTTGTCCTTAGCCAGATTCTCGCGTTCCTGCTCGTGAAGTTTCTTTTCCGTTTCTTTAGGGTCCATTTCATTACCTCCTGTTAAATTTTGCGTGAATTCTATTACCCTTGATGTTTGATCTTCGCTGAACTGGATATCTCTCAATCCCTTGACAGCCGGTTTTTTAGCTCCCAGAAAGCCTATATGATTTACCGTGAGATCTTCGTTTATCGAAATCGATCTTTTTTTAAAATGTCCCTGCTCGACCAGGTCGGCGAATTCATCCGTCAGTTCCAGGTCGGCAAAAAGGTGCACGCCGTCGCTTTCAAATTTCTTGACCCAGCCATAAGCCGGAGCGTTTAACGCCGGATGACCGATCACGACCGGCACTTCGTCTTTTTCCGGATTATACTTTCCAGCGGCTTCTTTTAATTCTTCGGGCGTCCAGTCTTTTTCAAAGCCGTTTTTGTCGGTATGCGTTCCTATTTTAAATACAGCCACTTTGTTGAACCTTTTCATAAAACACCCCGTTTCCGCTTTCTTATAGCCCATGATAACAAAACAAGCCGGGCATTATTACTGAACCCGTTCACTATTTTCGAAATCTATTTTTTTGAACCCGTTCGCTAAAACTCCCGCCGAAATTACTGAACCCGTTCACTAACTTTTTAATGTTGTTTGCTATATAATGGGTTTTGAATATTGATTTTAATTCGTGAAAGGAACTATATGGAAGAAATGAAATTTTATATGTCGATGATACAGACCGGAAGCGCAATCGCTATACTGGGAATCGTTTTATACGTTTTCTTCAACTTTTATCGAAACAAAGACGAAAAAAACGACACTGCCATAAAAGACCGGGAAAACAAATTATTGGATAAGTATTATGAAAGCAATCTGCGTTTTTTTGAAGAATTGAAAGCACGGGATCTTCATAGCCAGGAATTTATTCTGGCCCTGCTTGAAAAGATGGATTTATACAATGAACGGCTGTCAAAGTTAATTGAAAAAATTGAAACAAACCAATTTTGCCCGTTAATGAACATTAAAAATCAAAAAAAGAACCAGAAAGGCGGCGATAATAATGAGTGAAGTTCTTGCTCTGAAAGGGCTTCTGGCCGAAACCAAAAAGAATATCAACGAATTGAGTCTCGATATGGTGGCGGATATGCGTGAAGTCCGCGGCTTATATAATCCGTACGAAGACGACCTGGCGATCATCGACGCCGAAACGGCACGCATCAAAGCAAATAAAATAAAGCAGACTCAAAGCGAGATCATAAGGCTAACAAGCAAAAAAAAGCAACTGGAGCGCGAGATTAATGGCTAAAAAAGAAGCGTATCTGGAAACCGCCGAAAAAATGTATGTCAGCGGCTTTAAAAGCGTGGCCGATATAGCCGCGCAGCTTAATCTATCGGAAAAAACCCTCTTCAACTGGAAAAAAGAGGGCAACTGGGAAGCGAAACGCCTTCAGCGCATGCAGCAGGAAACAAAGCTCGACGAGGATATTTACGTATTGACCAGGCTGCTCATTAAAGATTTAAAAGACCAGAGAGAAGCCGGCGGAGCTACAAACCTCGACCTGCTCGATAGAATCATCAAACTTGTTGATAAATCTAAAAAAGCCAAAGACTACGAAGACACTAAAAACATAGGTGAAGCGGCAAACGAAAACAAGCCGAAAGTAATAAGCCCCGAAACTATTAAAAATATTGAAAAGGAATTCCTCGGCCTTGAATGATAAAAAATATTTTCTGCCTTATCAAACAAGATGGCTTGCCGACGACGGCAAGATAAAAATCTGGGAAAAGTCGCGGCGCATTGGCGCGACTTATGTCCAGAGCTACGAGGATGTTCGCGACTGCGTAAAACGCAAAGTGCCCGCTGTATGGTTCTCATCGGCAGACGACTCGGCCGCCCGCGAATACATCGAATATTGCAGAAAATGGACTAAACTCTTCGACGTGGCCGCCCGCGACATCGAGGAAGTAGTTTTAAAAGACCCCGATAAAGATATCAAAACCTATGTTATCGAATTCGCCAACGGCACGAAAATAACCGCCATGTCGTCGAATCCGAAACGCTTCAGGTCAAAGGGCGGAAAAGTCGTCCTGGACGAGTTTGCGCATCACGACAATCAGGACCTGTTGTGGAAAGCCGCGAAACCCTGTATCACCTGGGGTTACCCGCTGCGCATCCTTTCCACGCATAACGGCCAATCGACGCTATTTTATAAATTTATCGAACGCATCAAAAAAGAAAGTTTGCGCTGGAACCTTCATACCACGCCGATTCAAACCGCGGTTGATGAAGGGCTTGTCGATAAAATATACGGCCGCCCGACGACGAAAGCAGAGCGCGACGAATGGCTCGCACGCGAGCGCGAAGACTGCGGCGACGAAATGACATGGCTGCAAGAATATGAATGCGTGGCAATAGACGAAGCAACGGCGTTTTTAAGTTATGAAATGATTGAAAATTGCTCGATTGACAATGTCCTGCTCGACGATTTAAGCGAGATTAAAGGCGATTTATATATCGGAATGGACATTGCCCGCCGCCGGCATTTAAGCGTGATATGGGGGCTTGAACGTCTCGGGCTCGGGCTCTATACAAGAATTTATCATGTAATTGAAAAAGCTCGATTCAAGACGCAAAGAGAAATTCTATACGAATATTTAAGACATCCGAAATTCAGAAGAGCTTGCATCGACGCGACGGGAATAGGTATGAACTTAGCCGAAGACGCCGAGTATGATTTTGGCAAATCGCGTGTAGAAGCGGTAACGTTCACTAACAGATGCAAAGAAGAAATGGCTACGAACCTCAAAATAAAAATGGAAGACCGCACATTATTTTTACCTCGTGATGATAAAGTGCGCGACGATTTTCACTCCATCAGAAAAATTAATCTGGCCGGCAACAGCGTGCGCTTCGATGCCGAGGCGTCCGATAAACTAGGTCACGCCGACCGCTTCTGGTCCGGAGGGCTCGCGGTACGCGCGGCCGCCACCGCAAGCGAAATGACGTTTATTCATTCACGAAAACGTCGCAAAATGCGAATAGATACGGAAAAATATTAACGGGAGATAATTATGAACAAGTTATGGATCGATAAGTACAATTTCGTTGAACTTAATGGGGGCGAAAAAAGAAGGCTTTCAGAGGAGATCGCCACCAGACGTAACTCATATAACTTCATGGCTTTCCTGAGTTATCTGCCTGACCCCGATCCGATTTTGAAAAAACAGGGCCGGGATATCGAAGTATATCGCGAACTGATGTATGATCCACATGTGTCGGCCTGCGTGCAGTCGCGTAAAAATGGCGTTTTATCCATGGAATGGTCTATCGACAGAAAGGAAAAGAAAAAATCGAAACAAGCCGGCTTAATTGAAGATATTTTCAAAAACCTCGACATTTATACGATCATATCCGAAATGCTCAACGCGCCGTATTACGGCTTTCAACCGCTCGAAGTTCTATGGAAAAAGGAAGGCAAATATATTGTCCCGTCGAACGTGATAGCGAAGCCGCCGGAATGGTTTTGCTTTAAGGAAGAAGACAATTCGCTGCTTTTCAAATCGAATAATAAAATTGACGGCGAAGAAGTTCCGGCAAAAAAGTTTCTGTTACCGAAGCATGACGCTACCTACGATAATCCATACGGCCGGCGTATCATGTCGTCCGTTTTATGGCCGGGCACATTCAAGAAGGGCGGCCTGAAATTCTGGGTCGTTTTCGCCGAAAAATACGGAATGCCAACGATCTGGGGAAAAGTGCCGCGCGGAACCGACAAAACCGACATCGACAAATTGGAAATCAGCCTTGAAGACGCCGTACAGGACGCCATACTGGTAACGCCCGACGACACGAGCGTCGAATTCCTGAACGCCGACGGAAAAAGCGCCAACTCGCAAATATACGGCGAATTGATCCAGGCCTGCAACACCGAAATATCGAAAGCTATCCTCGGCCAGACGTTGACCACGGAACAAGGAAAAATCGGATCGCAAGCTTTGGGTAAAGTCCACGCAGACGTACGCGGAGATTTTCTGAATACCGACAAAAGGCTTGTTGAAAATACGTTTAAACAGTTCATAAAATGGATTTGCGAACTTAATTTCAACGACGGTATCGAGCCTATTTTTTCGCTCTGGAAAGAAGAAGACGTCGATAAAGCGCTTGCGGAACGCGACAAAATTTTGAGCGAAACAGGAGTCAAATTCAGCAAGCAATACTATATTAAAAATTATGGTTTTGAAGAAACCGATTTCGAGATCACCGATTCGGCAGCGGCCGAAAAAAATATCAAAGGCATCGACAATAATACAGGCGGAATTTTAGCGGACGCGTTAAACCCTGAACTTGCACGGCAATTCGCCGAACAGGAAAAAGAAGCGCGATTCATAGACCAGCAAAAAATAGATAACCTGGGCGATTCGCTTGCGCCTGGATCGCTTCAAAAGCAAATGGATGCCGTTATGGCACCGATTTTCGAGATGATCCGAAATGGGCGGGACTATGACGAAATTTTTAAAAGCCTGGCTGCTTTCTATCCAGATATGAGCAGCGATCAGATACAGGAATCGCTGACAAAAATGATTTTCGTTTCTGACTTGATGGGCCGGGCGAGCGTTCAAAACGAAGGGAAATGATATGCCTGACGTAAAAAACATAGACCTGCTCTATGCATGCAATTTGCCGCCGGATAAAGTTATCGAATATTTCCGAGCGAAGGGGCTTAAAGTTTCGTCGGACTGGCACTCGTTATGGCAGGAAGCGCACGCGAGAGCGTTCACTGTGTCGCGCATTTTAAAGCTCGATATCATAAAAACCGTGCGTGATGAAGTTTTAAATGCCATTGAAAACGGCCTTACATTCAAAGAATTTCAAAAGAACTTGCAGCCGCGGTTAATAAAAAAAGGCTTTTGGGGACGGATCGTAAACGAAGAAGGCAAAGAAACCTTCGTAACGCCGCATCGATTGAAAACTTTATATCAAACGAACATTCAGAGCGCATATATGGCCGGGCGCTATCGCGAAATGATCGAAAATGCGGACGACCGGCCATACTGGCAATATCTCGCCGTAATGGACGGCCTGACGCGGCCGGCACACGCCGCGCTAAATGGAAAGGTATTCAGGTATGACGACGCTTTCTGGAAAACGCACTATCCGCCAAATGGCTTTAACTGTCGCTGCCGAGTTCGCGCGCTGCGCGCCGAACAGCTTGGCGGCATGAATATTACGCCGGAATCCACGAACGAAGCGGATTACGAAACCGTTATTCAGAACGCCGGCGGCCGGCCGGCCGAGATCACCCGGTACATCGATCCGAAGTCGGGCGTTCGAATGGCTCCGGATGCCGGCTGGAATTATAATCCCGGCGAGGCCGCTTATATGCCGAATTTCGATAAATATGAGTATGCCGAGGCGAAGGCGTGCGTTAAAGAATTGCTTAACGGTCCGCCGTTTCAGGCATTTTATTCGGAAAAATTGAAAAACGATTTTCCGGTCGCGGTACTGAATAAAGATTACAGAAAACTCATAGGCGCCGAATCTCAGACGGTTTATTTATCGAACGATACCCTGAGCAAAAATAAAGAGCATCACCCGGAGATGGATGAAGCCGCATACACGGCGTTGCCATACATCATAGAAAACGAAGGCAAAGGCGTAATCGTCCAGGACGGTGAACGCACCCTGATATTCATAAGAAAAGACGGCAAAATATATTATGCCGCCTTGAAAGCAACGAGTACCGGCGAGACGATATTTTTAACTTCCTTCAGGTATTCGAATGAAGCAGACGTTGAAAACGCCAGAAAGAAAGGCAAAGTCATTAAGGACGATCTTTAAAAATAAAAGGGGCGACGCCTGATCGCCCCGTGTGGCCCGCGTAGAGGACTCCCGCCGTTTCCGGCTCCCTCTAAGAAACTCTTTTAAGAAGTCAGGCACTTCCGCAGCTAATTGCCGGGAGATTTTGCCGCGGGCCCTTAATTAAATTATACCACAAACGCTATTAAAGTCAAGGAGGTTAATATGTCGTATATGCTGAAAAAATGGGTCAGAAACGTTCAATATATCTGCAACAAGGCCATCGGCCATACCGTTGATGTAGGCAAGATATTTGAAAGTCCGACGCTCAAAGTAATAACTCCGCGTCAGTTTTTAGCGGTTCTGAACGATTACTGCCAGAAAAACTTCATGTATAAGTATGACGGCAAAATCGATTTCGCCATGCATCCCGAATATTTTGCATGGCGGAAGGCCGGCGATTGCGACGACTGGTCTTTATTCTGCCTGCATATTTGCCGCCTGGTCAGGCCGTATAACCTGGACTCGAATATCATGATGATCTATCACAATAAAGAAGATGGCAAGCAGGAAGGGCACGCAGTCTGCATCTGCTTAGACATCATGGCGGGCGAATACTACCATATCGGCAATTGGGGTCTTTTCGGACCTTATAAAAGCCATTCAGAATGCGCGGCCAGTATTTTCGAAAACTGGAAAAGGTATGTTCTGCTGAATTATAACTTCAACGTGATCAACGAAGTGAGCAAGTAATATGCAGCCGATAGAAATTGAAACCAGGTATCTCGATAAAATTCAAAAGCTAATGAGCCTGATGATTGCCCAGGGCAACAACATGAGGCCGTTAATGCGGCAGGTCGCCGCCGATATGCACGACGCCGTCGAGGAAAATTTCGAACAACAGGGCCGGCCTAAATGGCAAGGATTAAGCTCGGCATACGCTAAATACAAGGCTAAGAACAAGAAAACGGCTAAATCTAAAATCCTTGAATTTAGCGGCAGATTGAGAAAATCGATAACTGAAAAGTCAGACTCTATGCAGGCCATAGTCGGAACCAACTTGAGATACGCCGCTATTCATCAATTTGGCGGTATGATCGACATAAAACCGCACACGCGCATCCTCGCGTTCAAAAAATATCAGCGAGGCCAGTTTAAGGGCAAAACCCTGTTCGCTAAAAACAATAAAAAGGCCAGTTATGGAATGAAATCGGCCATAGGAGCATATAAAGTGCAAATCTCGGCCAGGCCTTTTTTAAAATTGACCGACGATGACATGGATAACATAATGAGGCGTTTTACAGCTTACTATCTTTCGCCCCATCTTAATAGTTTTATTGATTTTTTAAACACCAAATAAATAGCGCTTAAAACGCGCTTAAACGCATTTGAATATGAAGGAGGTGAATATTATGTCTAAATCATTAATCCCCGCGTTAATCGCGCTGGTTTTTATCATAGCGTGCATGTTTCAGTTCGCGCCGGCAACGGCGTCCTCGTTTAAGACGACGGACCAGGTGCTGAACATAACTCTCGACGAAGACGCCGACTCGCTTAAAACCGTTTCTGGATGCGCAACTACGGAATTTGAGAAAGCCACTCTCGCGCCCGACACGGAATCCGTGCTAACTTTCAGTTCGAGCGCCCGCCGCTGGTCTTTCACGAATCTGGCCGGCACGTGCCCCGTATATATTAATTTTGACGCACCTGCCACGCTGGAGGTAAGTTACAAGGTTCCGGCCGGCGGCACGGTCGCCTTCGAAACGAAAGTAACCGCAATTCACGCTATCGCGGCCGACACCATAGAAACACAAGCGTTGGCCGGCTATTAATGCTATATAAACAAAAAGCCCCTCTGCCGTTCCTGGTAGAGGGGTTTTGTTTTTTAACCCGACTAATGCGCAAACTGTGGCTTTTTTATTAACATATTTAACTATTTTATTCATAAATGTAATTTACATGTTTACATTATAAATGTTTTGTGTTAAAATATAATTGTAATGCATTTAGGCTTGAATGCTATATATTTATTGAGGAAAGGAGTAAGGGTGATTATGAAAACGAAAAATGATGTGCTAAAAAATTTTAGCAAATTTAAAATACCTGCTAGTAAAATACCCGAATACTCAAATGCTGAAGTTTTTGCTCAAAATATTAAAACTTGTTCAATCCTAAAAAATACCAACATATCATATTCCGATTCGGCGTCTTCTATTAAAAATAATCAATAAGAGGTATCGTAATGCCCAGCTGGAAACAGGTATTAGATGAAATTAAAACATGTAAGCGCACTGACGCGCTTGATTTCGTCCGTCGTAAATATTTAGACGAGCTTTTCAAAATGACTAAACGTAACGTCATCGCTTATTATTCGGGCTGGTTACAGAAACCCGGCTTTAACGTTTCCAGCATTAATGATGATGATAAAAATGGTTTCATGGCTTCAATTTACCAGCTTGACAGAAAAAAAGGGCTTGATATTATTTTACATACGCCAGGTGGTAACCTTGCGGCTACTGAATCTTTAATCGATTATTTACGAAAAATGTTTGGCACTGATATTCGCGCTATAATACCTCAACTAGCCATGTCCGCCGGTACAATGATTTCATGCGCTTGCAAAGAAATCATTATGGGAAAACAATCGAGCATCGGCCCTATTGATCCTCAAATTGGCGGTATTGCCGCGCATGCTGTAATAATGGAATTTGAAAAGGCTTTGGCCGAAATTCAAAAAAACCCGAAAACAATACCTATATGGCAAGTAATTGTCGGCAAATATCATCCTACGTTTATCGGTGAATGTCAGAATGCAATCGATCTTTCGAAACAACTAGTTAAAGACTGGTTGACGTCGGGAATGCTTAAAGGCGTTAAAAATAACGCCAAATTAATTGAAAACATTGTAGATAAGCTAAGTGACCACGATGACACCAAAACTCATGCCCGGCATATTCCTATCAACGAAGCTAAAAAAATAGGGCTAAAAGTCAAATCACTGGAAACTGATTTTCCCCAAGAATTTCAGGATATCGTTTTAACGATTCACCATTCTTATATGCATACCTTCGCTAACTCACCGGCAATTAAGATCGTGGAGAATCATCTGGGAAACGCCATCGTCACTAACAATTCGGCCACTTAGATATAAATTTAAAAGCCCCTCTGCCGTTTTCGACAGAGGGGCTTTTTGCTTTTCGCTATTATTTAGTTATGCTCGTTTTTCGCCGAATAAATCCATTGTCTGTGTCGCGTTTTCGTCTTCGAGTTCTTCGCCGGCCGCGACTTTATAAATAAACCTTTCTGAAACGTTAAGCTCTCGGGCGATCTCGCGGGCGTTTACACCGTTAAAGAATTTTCTGACATATTGCCGCTGCGCTTTTTTAATGGAGCCGGTCGAAATATAAAGGCTCATTTTAGGAAAGTTTTCCCATAACGAGATCAGAACTTCGACTCCGCAGCATTCGGCGATATCTTTAGGATCACCGTCAAGTATGTCTTTAAGATTATCTATTTTTCTAATCCAATCCATAAACGTGCGCCCGCCCTTTCGCTTTTAGCCTTTCTTTAATTATACCCGATTATTTATTATTTTTCAACCTTTTCAATTAAGCCGCCTCCTGGTCGCTTTCTTCGTGATCTACCGGCGCTGTCAGTTTATCTGTGTTTTCCTTGATCATCGCGTCGATGAACTTTTCGACTTCGTCACGGTTAGATTTTATGAGAACCATTTCAACGCCCGGCGACTTCTGGCAGTTTATTTTAACAAGTTCCTCGTCAGACAGCAGTTTTAACGTATCTTTAATTATCGTTTCCGAGGTTTTTATCATGTTTTCGGCCGAATCGCGCAGATTTTTTTTGATGAGTTCGATCGTTTTCGTTTCGTCGATAACCTTTATAATGCTTTTCGAACTCTGTAAGCCGACCTTTACGCCGTGAAAAACGTATGTTTTCGGTCTGACGAAAATAAGCCGGCTTTCGTCGATCGCTTCTTTTAAAAGCGCTTTTTCGATGCTTACGGCGTCCGCAAGCGGCTGAAGTTTTTTAAGATAGTTCTTTTTAATTTGATTGATCTCGGTTTCCATTTCATCGATAACGCTTGCCAACTGATTATTGGCTTCCGCAAATTTCTTCGTCTGGACTTCGATTTCCGATAATGTTTTCATCTTTATTCCTCCTGAATTAAGCCTTAACGGCGATTTTTTAATATCTGTTTAAGGATGTCGATTGACAGCTCGACGAGCTGCTCATGTACCTGGCTGCCTTCGCCGGCGTCATAAACGCCCGGAGCAAAAGGAAGGACTCTGGTTATAAATGCGTATTGCTCTTCGCTGACTTCAATCGTAATTTTCAATGTTTTCACATTTTTTACGCTATCGCAGCAGCTATCCGGGATAGGTATTTTAGGCAGTCCCTTCATGGCATTTCCTCTCTTTTTCGATAGATTTTTACTCATTTTTTATTACCTTTGCAATGATAACCCGCAGATTCGACGACAGTTGGATTTGCTCTATAAACTCCGCTTGCCATCCTTTTTTATACTTTTCAATTGCCTGTTCACATTCTCTAAGTTTTCCTTTAATGCTGTCAGCCGCATAAGCGAGCGTTTTTAAATCGCTTTCGAGCGCCGAAATATAGGCGGCCTGTTTGCCGGTTTCGGCGGCCAGGCGTTTTATCAGACCGTCTTTTATTTCCGCGCTTCTTTCGAGTTCTTCGATCCTGACGGCAAGAGCCTGTGACGCGTCTTTTATTTCGTCATAGGCTTCCATGCGCAGAGGCACCATAGATGATAATGCATTGCGTATTGCCTTTACATGATGATTCTCTTTCATTTTTACTCCTTGTTTACGTTTTTTTTAAAAACTTCCTTTTTAGTTTACATCGATCTTTGACAATTGCTTTTTCGCTCTTTTTATGCCGCCTTTATTCTTATACTTTCGCTGATCTGGCGGTTGGTCTGGTCGTAGGTTTCGGCCTGCCGCGCGATCTGCCCGACGATATTGCGCATCATTTCGTAAAAGCCTTTTACTTCATCGGACAAGATCGGATTCGTGGCTACCCACTTTTCGGCATTGACGATGCTCATATTCATCGCCTTGATTTTTTCTTTCTCTTCGTGTTTTAATGATACCGTAAACGTCATAAAATGCTCACTCCTCGCCTTTAATGCTGCTTATTTCGTATTTAACCTCGTTTCCGTTGATCTCATACTCGCCTTCGATCCGGACTTTCTGGCCGAGCTTCAGGCTGGTAAGTTGATGCATGAGAAACCGCGACATCCTTATGCGGTGCGTTTGCGGCTTGTGTCCAAAATCACGCACCGTCACATAGCACGCTTCGCGATCCGCATTGATTCCTTTGAGCGTCATTAACTCGTTTAATTTTATAGCCAATTAAGCCGCCTCCTTATAGCTTTTCATCGCTTGTAGCGTTTTTATTATCTTATGAACCATTTCCTGTGTTATGAAACGTATATCCGACACGTGAAAGCGCTTTTCAATAAACTTGCGAAATGCGGCTTCGCGGTCTTCGTCGGTAGTCATATACGAAACGTCCTTCCACATCGCCTCTATTTTCCGCATTTGCAGCGGCGTCGCGCGATCGTCGCGCCCGGCGAAGTCATTGTATTTTTTGCGCCCCTGCCAGTTCGTCCAGCGGATGCCGCGGCCGTTTGCCATCGAAGAAAGCCGCCATAAAAGATTTTGCGCCTCGCCGTGCGTCATATCCTTACTCGATCTGACGCCGCGCTGGTTGCACTGCGCGACATGCTCGCGGTATTCTTCGTCGCTCAGAGCAAGTTTCGATTTTAAAATATGGATCATCTTTATTTGCTGCTTATCAGCCATTGTTTTGTTGCTCATCCTAACCACTCCATTCACGCCTTCGTTAATTTTTCTTTTTAACCTAGTTACCGCCGGCCGACAGCCTATACCATTAACATCATTCTGTGCGCGACGGTTTTTATGATCGTCGAATCGATATTGCGTTCGTTAATCTGCGCGGTGTCGTAGCATCTGTCGTAAAGTTTCGAGAATATTCTCGTGTTCGCTCCGCTGGCCTCGTGATAATGTTTCGCCAGCTCTTTCGATTCGCCGTTCGCTTCGAGCAGCGCTTCGAAATCGCTTATTTTAGGCTGCTCGATCTGCGCGACATTGCCCACGGCTCTGTTGAAAATCTGCTCGAAAGTCCCGCGAAGCCCCTGAAATTTATGCATGAGGCGCGGCATTCCGACGAACAGTACGCCTATGTGCGCGAAATCGTTAAGCCGGCGCAGCTGTTCGAGCGCCCGGATGGACAAATGCTCCGCTTCGTCTATTATTACAAGCCTGTCCGAATCTTTCAGTTTTTCGACGCACTCCATAAAAAGCGAATTCGTCGAACCTGCTCCGCTAAAGCCGAGTTTGCGGTTAAGCGTACTCAGTATGGTTTTAAGCGTGCATGTCTGATCGCTTTCGATTAAGACCGTGGCGGGATATTTGCGTACGTATTCCATAACCGCCGTAGTCTTGCCTATTCCTGACTGCCCGTATGCAACGCCGGGTTCGCATTTGATATGGCAGAGCCTGGCGACTTCAAAGAGACGCTTCGCCGGCATCGTCATGACGAACTTGAAGCGGCGCTTTTTAACGCTCAACTTCTCGCGTTCGTGCTCTAAAAAGCTCTTTACCGCCGTTTCGATTTTGTTCACGTTGCCGCTGTAAGTATCATTGATCCACTGGCTCAATGCCGATGTCGAAATGCCTAACGACGAACTTAACTTTGTCAGAGAGATTCCGCGCCCTTCCATTACGTCTTTTACTGCCTGTTTTAACATGTACTCCACTCCTTTATATTAATGGCCGTTTAAGGCCTGTTTATTCATTCGATAAATGGCTTTTAAAATGACTTTTCCGCTATTAAATTGTCAATCATCACATTGGTCCGGTTGAGTTCTAACTAACTTTTCTTTTTAAGCGCTGTTCGTATTCCCATTCTTCTTTTTCGCTATATGAAGTAAACAACGGTGGGTCTTCCGGCGTTTCCGGCGGCAGCACTATTTCATCGGTATGCGCTTTTTCGGTTACCGCTACCACGCGTTTTTCTTCCGCCGCTATCTGCTTGCTCCACTCGATGTCTGAGCCGGCTTTACGGAAGGTTTCGACTTCGGCAGCCGCGTGCTTGCGCGTGTCTTTTAACTGCCGTTTTTGCCGCTTTATTGACTCTTTGAGGGTTTCGACATCCTGAACGGTGCCGCTGATCGCCGCGAGCGGATGCACTTTTTCAATGCGTTTAGCCAGGCATAAAAAGCGGCCGTCGGTAAGATATACTTTGATGTATGAAAGGTCGAAAAGGCTGTATTTTATTATGGCGTCACCTTTGTAACCGTATAGTATTTCGTCGTAATAATATTCTCCGAGAAATCTTATACCGTTGCGGTAGATCGTCGCCGTCTTTTCTACCATCATAAGATCGTCTAAACGCGCCGCATCCACTCCGGGGCCCCGGCCGGCGTCGTAAACTTCGCCTATGGTGTGCCCTTCTACATGCGGGCACGGCTGCGCGTAATGAAACGCACGCCATTTTTCGATATACTTGATTGCTTGTTCGATAGTAGGGGTAAAATCAATCCTATTGGCTTTATGAAACTTCTCGTTACGCATACGCCATGCCGGTTTGTCGTTGATGTTAGCGCCGGTAAAGCTCGGCAGCAGCCTTTCGAACGTTTCCTGAAATTCCAAAAACCATCTTTCGATTATTTTCGCCCTGGCGTTATACGCTTCGGCATATACCGCTTTAATGCCCAATCTATTGAATAAACCCGTGAATCCGCATTCGCGAAAGTCCGCCGTTTGATTGAAAAACTTCGACCTGAAAGCTTTCCCGTTATCCTGATAAGCCGCTTTAGGCACTTTGCCGAGGTGTATTATCGAATTTCTGAGCGCCGAAGCTATGCACTGCGTGTTTTCTTCGAGCATGATTTCGTATCCGCAGAGCGCGTAGCTTTTCCAGTCGATGTATGCGACCAGCATAGCGCGGCATGGTTTGCCCGTGAATGGGTTTATGACCTCGAATGACAGCCTGTGGCCGTCGGCTACAAGGCACTCGCCGACTTCGAGCAGCGAAGGATCGCGCGTTATGTATGAAGCAACCTTATCTTTAAGCGCTTTTTCGCCTTCGCGCTTCAGTATCCAGGTGTCGTAATGCCACCTCTGGTACCAGTCAAAATAGCGCCTGATAGTAGCTTCCGACACATCGAGCTCGACGCCTTTCGACTGACATTCGTATTTAGTGAGACGGTATGCGGTTCCAATGCTCATTTTATTAGCGTTTAAAACGAGAGGTTCGATTATTTTAAGTATTTCTTCGGGTATTTTCGGGCGGCCGGCCGGGTTAAACCAGCCTGGTATAAGCGCAGTATAATCATTTTTATTTTCTTTGAGTTTTCTCATCCATCCATAAATCGTTTGCATAGACACCTCCCCGATTATTCCGTATATCGTTGTATATACCGCCGCCGAGTTATAAGCGGCAATAAATTTGGAGTCGCAATCGCCTTTTTTCATCAATGGATGCGCTTCGCGATAACCCAGCAGCAGCTTTACAAGCTCATATTTCGCCAGCGCTATTCTTTTCGCCCGCTCGGGCGCTTCTACTATGTCTTTGCCGCTTGCGGCCAGGACCGGCGGCGCAGAGTCCGCCTTAATGAGTTCAGTTGTCGGTTCGTCCACCATAAATTTTGGTTTTTTGGGCGCTGCGGCCGGAGGCTTGCTCGCGGCCGCAACGCCTTTAAGGGTGGAGTGAGTTTTTCCCGCCGGCTGGGCTGACTTCCCGGTGTACGCTTCGGCGCCGGCAACCGAAAGTTTCGTTAACAACTTTTCACGAAGGTCCTGACTGATTGCAAACAAGCTGTATTCCGGAGTTTTCTGGCCTTTCTCGATGCGTTCGCCACATGGCTGCCAGGACTCGCGCTGCTTGCGTTTATTTATGCTATCTTTTGATATTTGCAGCTTATCGGCTATTTCTTTGACCGTAAATTTTGTTTGCATTAACGTTCACCTTCAAACATTGCCATCCTGGTTAACTGTTTATTTTATTCCTTTTATAAGCGCATAAGCCCAGAGGAAAAGCCTTGTGTCGATTTCTTCGCATTTTTTTATGCTGATTTTAACGTTACCAGAGCAGGCTATTTTGATTGTGCGGATTCCGAACGGCGTATTTAAAATACCTTTGATGCTTGTCATATTGGAAACGTAGTTGTGATAAGGTGAAATATCTGAAAGGGTTTCGATGCGTCCGTCAATTCGAAGATTTTTAACGGTTGGATGCTCGATGCGATCCAGGGCGAGCGTTTTGATAAACGCCATACGATCGGATATTTTGAGCAGTTTTTCAGGCGAGATAAACAAAGGCCGCGGCTCGATCTTGCTGAACCTGAATATTTGCATGATCGCCGATTTTACGGCCGCCGGTTTTCCGAACGTTACTATTAAATCGCGAAAAATAACCAGAAATCCTTCCGCTACAGCGTGATGTTTTAGTATTTTGACTTCGCCGGCTTCGAGAACTTCCGTTTCGCGCAGAAGTATTTCTTTAAAACCGGTCACTATATTTTCTTCTTCGCCTTTACCATCATGCAATATGTCGAAAAATCCGGGCCTGTGATTTCCGAGGTCGCATACGTTTTCTTTGGCGCACAGTTGATCCAAAAGGTTCTGAAGCCCGTTAACGCCGAATTCATAATATTGAAAACTGGTTTTTTTAGTTTCTATGTTCACTCTTTCCCTCCAATTATGGCCTTAAACCGTAGTTATTCATAAGTATGTTTTTCGCGCCGTCCTGGCCGAACAGCAAAACGTATGAATTGATAAGCTCGGGCGTCAGGTTGTCTGCTGCGCTTCCGTCATTTTGAACCTCGATAAAATTCATCTGAGCCGCGTCTTCTTGATTCTGGAACATGTCATTCAGCAGTTTGGCATATCTCGGCAGTTTATCTACGTCGTAAAGCGCGATTTTATTATTGCCTTCAGTAATAAATTCCGCGGGTTTAACGCCGTTCTTGTTTATATGCTGATAAATTGCCTGGCAGCTGATCCTCAATTTATTCGCTATTTCGTTGACGCTTAATCTTTTTTCCACTCTGTAACTCCTTTCTATGCCGCTTCCGGCCATAATTCATTGTAAGGTATTTCCAGGCAGTCCGCGATCGCTTTCTTGATCCTGGGTGATTTCGAATGCCCATGAATAACCATGGAAACCCACTGATACGTGACGCCGGTTTGTTTGGCGATCTGCGCATTCGTTATTTTTCTGGCCTTCATTTCCGCTTTAATGCGGTTTAAATTAACGTTCATTACGTTCACCTCAAAAAAATTTGCTTTTATCTTTTTTTTGTTGTATAATATTTCAAGTTTTTCAAGTTTTTCAACTAACCGATTCAAGGGAGGTCATATATGAATGAAAAAGTTTTAAAATCTATGTTTTCTGCATTAATGACTAACGCTCACGTAAATTTAGTAAATGCTAATATTAAGAGCGGAAGCCGGAAATCCGATAAAACAATTCAAGAAGATGTTATTAAAATTTATGACTCATATTTTCACAAGTTTGATTTTTCACAAAAGAACAGTCAGGATTAAGTTTTGTAGTTCTGATGATTTTTTTTAATTCATCCAATAATGAAAGTGCCGTGCTAAAAGTTAGATCATTTACTATATATTTATTGAATATTTGATTGGCACGAGGTTTTATGCTTAAACTGTTATTTTTCACTGGTGCTCCTTTATGGCTGTAAAATTGCGCTCAATTTTATCAAACTCAAAAGCGGCCTCTTCGGCCGTTTTAAAGTTCACATAAAACGGCTTGGTCTTATCGATGAAATAGAAAAGAATTTTATTGCCCTTGAGTTCAATTTGATTTACCTGCTGGAGGTTGATTAAAAATTGTTTGAATTTTAAAAACTTCATTGGTCCTCGCTTTCGTTATTATGCCGCCAGACGATCATCGGGATGGCGCCATAAGGATTCATAAGACACATTCAGCGCGAACGCTATTTTCTCGCGCAGCGGGTATGAGATCATACGTCCGTTGATGACTGCGCAAAGATGCACGGGCGTGACCCCGGTCATTTTTGCAAGCATCGAAAGAGTAAGATCACGGTCGATCATGATTTTTTTGATGGTCTTGTTGACGGATGTTTTTTTAGTGGTATTCATTTTTCACCTCGGATTCGTTTAATTTAAGTTATGGTTTATTTTTAATTAGAGTTGCTTTAGTTCTTCGCTCGGTTGCTTACAATTTAATTATAGTCGATTTACAAACAAATGTCAAGGAAAAGTTTGCATGTCAACGGAAAAAATATCAATTAGATTATTAGAATTAAGGAATATCAAGGGTTTTAGCCAGCAAAAATTTTCTGAAATTTTAGGTATTGGCAGGAGTTTTTTGTCAGAAATCGAAAGCCAAAAAACTTTGCCTGGCCAAAAACTATTTTCGTCGCTTTGCAAACTAATGGACATAAATATTAATTGGGTTTTGACGGGCGAAGGCTCAATGTATATTGAAAATAAGCCTCAAAAAATCGAAGACGGCTTAACGACTGGAGAAAGACTTAAAAAAATAAGAAAAACTTTAAAATTGACACAAGATGAATTTGCCAAAAAAATTTATTCTACTCACGGGTTTGTATCATCAGTAGAAAACAGTCGTTTTACAATGGGAGCTGAGTTTTTATATGAACTTAACCGGCAATTTAATGTGAATATTAACTGGCTTTTAGCAGGAGTTGGGACTATGTTTCTAATGCCTGATAAATTATTAAATAAAGATCGTAATAATAATGATGACGTTCAATCAGAGACTGATCTTTTAAGTGAAATAAACAATAGTTTTTCCCCTAAACAACTCGATATTCTTAAAAAAATTATTAATGCTGAAATTTCAAAAAATAACCGTCAGGTTACCGATGAAGAATTAAAACTTCTTGATGAACTTAAAACAGAAGCGTATTTAAAACCAATGTTAGATATGATAAGAGATTTATCAATAGAAGAAAGAAAGTTATTCTATGATATTATTTTGGAACAGAAACGGCAGAGCGCTCTGGGATCGAATAGGGCTAAAGATGAAATAGATAAAAAATCTGCTTAAACTATAACTAAAAAGGTAAATTAGTTTATCTTGACAAAGGGTTTAATTATGAAACAATGCTCTAAATGTGGTCAAAACAATCAAGACTATGTCGATAATTGTGTAACTTGTGGTTGTAATGTTTTTAGCGTCTCACCTCAAGTTATATATGTCGAAACTCAAAAAGGATGTTCATGTGGACTACTATTAACAATTGCTGGCGGAATAGTGTTGGCCGTGATTATTTGTTCATTGCTTTAAATATAGGCTCTGTTTTTTTATCATTGACGGCATATGTAATAAATCAATATTATTTAAAAATAAATTACCAAAATATTATTTTTTCCTCGTTTTGGAACGACTTTTGTGCTGGAGTTTTTATATTATCGTATTCAAACATTTTGCTTTCGTTTTATAAATACCGTAATATAAAATTAGATACTTTAACTAAAATTATTGGTTTTTCTTTAATCGTTGCCTCGTATTGGGAATATATTACCCCATTATATAATAAAAGCAGTATATCAGATCCTTTAGATATTCTCATGTATACACTTGGAGCGTTGTTTTATTATTTTACAGTTATTGCTTGTTTTTATGCGGTTTTATAGATTTTGTCCCTACCTTTTTCGGTTGTCCCCACTTTTGAAAAAAAAGGGGGGACAGAAGTTAAGATTTATTTTGGGCTAAACTCAATGTTAAATGCTATTATAATTTTTTTGTAGTATTTTTTCTTGTCCCCACCAAAGGAGGGGACAAGAGTTTTATAAATGTATATTGAAAAACTTGAACAAATAGACAAAACTTTAAAACAAACAAGATAATTTAAAACCGCCCGGCCTTTTTATGGGCACGGGCGGCGGGGTAAAAATCATTATAGTGAGGAGTTAATTTGTTTAAAAAAATTGTATTATGCTTAATTGCTATTGGCTTTTTTATGACGCTAAGTACCGAAAGTATTGCCGGCCCTACAAAAAAAATAATAATTTTGCCCTTGGTTAACAAAATTAACTCTGATGTAGCCGCTGTCGCTTTTATTTATAGGCGGGCAAATTATAGAGAATATATCGGAGCCGTTCAAAGCTCCTTCGATTCGGTGATCAAGCAAAAATTTCCAGCTACGGAATTCAAAATAGTTGATAATTTAGAAATAGCCGACCTTATTAAAGCCCAGGGCTACGACTTAAGCGCTTTCGATATGCCTGATAAAGAAACTCTTAAAGCCATAGCTGAAGCCTCACAAGCAAACTTGGTTATAGCGGTCGAGGCGTCTAATTTAGGAACCTGTTTTGTTCCTTATCACACTGGCCGCTCTCCATGGTTTTTATCCTGCCTTATAAGAAGTTATGATTCGTCAACCAAAAAGTATTTAACTCGATATTTTAATCATACCGATACTTTTGGCTCTGGTGAACGTGGCGGTGATATCAATGGAGCTATTACCAAGATCGCAACTCAAACGTTCGAACTGGCTCTCCAAAAATAAGGGTTTGAGCATATCTTAAATGCATTTTAAACGGGATTTGTTTAGCCTGGATAATCATTCGTATTGAAAAGCCTTGAAAATATTAGCTTTTATTATAAGATGTTCTGGAATTGCCGTTTGTCTTCAGTCGGCTATAAATCGTTCAAACCCCGTTTAATCAAGAACTTTGACCGTATTGATAGGCCAGCTAAAACAAAATTTCTGAAATTAATGAAAGAAATTCGTCAAAAACCAGAAAAACCAGCAAGATTTTTTTTGCAGCAATTTCAGAGAAAAAACGAAACAAACTCAATTTCTATGCGGCTTAACGTCGAAAAACACATTTTCTGGAATTACATATCATTGCATACCAATCCAGTTATTATGATGCCTGCTATTTTCTTTTTAATGTTTTTAATCATCAGTCTACCTTTAATTTGTAAATTTTATTATTACGTTTCAAACCAGATTTTTTCAAAAGCCTTATTATTTTATCCATCTCGCTCTTGCTTACATTATTTCTATCATAATAATCATAAGCGATGTCCAGTGCGTTCTTATTATCGTCGTTCACCGCGTCCACCGGGCAGTCGCGCTGAATCAGTATATCGGCCGCGCCAAAATTCGAGGCCATGGCAGCCATCATCAACGGCGTCCAGTTAAATAAGGCTCCATGGTTGACATCGGCGCCGCGGTCGATAAGCATTTCAGTTATATCCGGATTATTTTTATTTAACGCGGCGGTAAACAGTATATTGAATTTCAACTCATCGGTGCTGACGGTTTTGATATCGGCGCCTTTATCAAGCATATGCGAGATAATGTCGTGATCTTCAGAAAGAGCCGCCAGCATGATCGGCGTGTAACCGATATAATTTTTCTGGTTTATATCGCAGCCGTTATCGAGCAATAAATCGAGCTTTTCGATTTTAAAGGCTGTTTGTTTTTCAATAATATCTGAAATAAAAGCGAGCGCATTGCTGCCGTAGAATTTTAAATTTTTCAAGTTGTCTACATTCCAGTAATTTTCGATGACGTTGTTCATTTCTTTTAATGCTTGTTTAGATGCCCTCGACCTGACATTCACATCCGGTCTGTATTTTAATATTTTTTTAAGATATTCTATCGAATAATCTCTTACGATTTCTATAAAAATAGGGATTTCGTGACCCTCATCATAATTATAACGGGTATCTGAATAAGTACCATTCAGACCCACTCCATTTTCAAGTAAAACCTCGAACATCCCGATTTCATTTAATCGAAGCGTCGAACTCAACGCTCTTCCAAAATTAGCCGACTTCAATTGCGGCGGAATATTTTTAAGAAACTTATTCAGGAAAAATTTGCTTGTCAAAGCCGTTCCGATTATGAGATGTTCAAACATTTCCGCGTCGTTTTTATAATAAGGATCCGCGCCTTTGTCGAGCAGCAATTTAATCAAATTGATCGAACCGAATTTCCTGTCATATCGAAACGCCGCGATGCCAAGCGTCGTGATGTGTTCCGCCGACAAAGGATTATTTGAAAACCTGGTCGGCTGATTGATTTCAACATTCACTTCGGCGCCGTTATCTATAAGATATTTAGACTTGACAAAATCGCCGCTGAAAAGTATCCGCATAAGCGCGCTCACGCCATAGCGATCCGTATAGTTAATATCGGTACCTTTTGAACGGATTCTTTTTATAATGCTTTGCGCTTCGGCCATATTTGCGCCTTTTGCCTTGAGCAGCTCGACGGTTTCAGTTCTGCAGCTCGTGATTGCCTCGACCAGAGCATTGATGCCGTTTGTGTTTTTAGCTTCGATATTCGCGCCATGTTCAATCAACAGGCTCACTGACTCGGTGTTACCGGCCATTGCCGCATACATAAGCGCCGTCGTTCCCTCGTCGGTATTGTCGTTAACCGAAAAACCTTTATCTATAAGCATTTTTAAAATTCTGGTCCTTCCGTACCAGGCAGCGTATATCAATGGGCTGAACCAATTATGATATTTCGTTTTTAAATAAATGCCTTTTTCTATAAAAAGCTGAGATATGTCGTCATATCCATTAAGTATGGAGCATATCAATGGACTCATTTTTATATAATATTTAATTTGTTCGACCGGAGGATTTTTGTTTACCTGTATGTCAGGAATTGAATCTAAAATATATTTAACCGTCGAATATTTGTTCAAGTATGTTGCCGCAAGCAATGGCTCGTCAAATGAAATATAATCATTCGTAATTTTCTTGACAGTTTCTGAAACAAGATATTTTAAAGCGATTTCATGGTTCGAATTGACTGCCGTGACAATATAGGAATCAGACGACGGATCAATTGTTCTGAGCATTAAACATATAATTTTTTCATCACATTTCAAATTGACTGCCGTCGTAATATCGTTATCTTTTAATTTGTAACCGCTCAATAGAATAGACTCTATTGAATTTACATCATTATTTTTAAGTGCGTTTAAAAAGCCTGAATCGTCCTTTTTTGTATTATTTGAATTATCTGAAAACCAATTCAAAAAATTTTTGCTTTCAGGCATAAATTTTATTTCGGCTTCGTTCTCAATTATGCATCCGGCTTTCTGCAGCGTTTTTAACGACGCCGCCCTTTTATATTTCAAAGCGTTTTGCAAGTATTGCGATAGATCGATGCCGTTATTTTTTAAATACCTGAGCCCTAGATAATTGTCCTCAATGATCCATTCGTAAATGTTTATACTATTTATGCCGAACCCGTTTCTGGTAAAAATGTCGACATACTCATGGCGGCCCATCACTATGGCTCTTGTAAGTGCCTCGGTTATACTTGTTTTATCCGCGCCTTTTAAAATCAGGTATTTCAGTATCTCTTCGTTGCCCGGATTCTCCGCTGCAATACAGATAGGGCATTCACCGAAAATGTTTTTATAGTTCACTGCCGCACCGCGCTCGACAAGCAATTTGATTATGTCGAGCAAAGGATTATCGCGAAGAGCAATTATCAGCATCGAATCGTCATCAGAATATTTGCAATTGACATCAGCGCCTTTTTCTATAAACAGTTTAACTAATTCTAAATTTCGGGATATTAACGCCGCCGCAAGCGGAGTCAGGTTATTTGATGTTTTAGAATTTATATTTACTTTCAGGTCAATTAACAATTTTACCAGTTCTATTTTACCCTCTATCGTTTTCTGTACCAGAGGGTAAGTCAAATTTACTTCTTTTTGAGCCAAAAATCTAAAAACATCCGGATCTTCAACTTTAATCAACGCGTCGTTAACATAATTAAAAGAATCAAGATTTTGATATTTTGAGATCAATTTGATTACCGGCAGGTTATTTTGTTTTAACGCGCTCAGGTATGAGTTGGAAACGCCCGGCGAATTATTGTCGTTAAAAAGAAGAGTTTCCGCTATATCGAGATCGTCAAAAATAATATTTTGAAAAGCGTATTGCCTGTCGTCGAAGAGGACATTAGTATCTGCATTAAAATGAATGGACAGCGAGACGAGCCAGTGTATTTTATAGTTAATTCCAAAAACGAATGCCTGAGTGGCGTTGGTTAAAAGGTAATAATAAGCTGCCGATGCCAGAAGCACCAGAACTATCACAACTTTAATTTTACCGAGTTTAACGCTCATAAAAAATCCGCTGTTATTTGCTATAAATTAGTAAAACACCTGTCAGGAATTGCCGGTCAAATTTTAACAAAAATTCCAGTAGATGTAAAGTTATATTTAAAATTTATAACATTACATTTCAAATTTAAATGCCAATTATCACTACAGTAAAATTTCCGTGGAGGCTTCCTGCACTTCAATAGTTTTATGCCTGCTTATTTTGTCAAATTTGATGTCAAATGATTTCGTGCCGAAATAAGGAATAGTTCCGGGTATTTCAACCTTGAGTTCTTTCTCTTCGGGATTATAAATTTCAAACATGAAATCGCCATTATTATTCGTGACGGTTTCGAGGCCTTTGGCATTGAGCATGATTTTTAAATCTTTTAAGGGCGAATTATCCGATTTAGAGCGAACTTTCCCTTTAATTCTGAAGCACTTCAATAGTTTTCTGTTGAATGGAGTGGGTGCAGGTCCGTATTTTTCGGTATGGCTCATTAAAAAAAATAATGGTATTGAAAAAAATGAAATCAACCCAACGAAAAATGCCGTTATTATACTGACTAGTTTAAAGTTACTTTTTTTATTTTTATTTTCCGGCATTCTCTTTCACTTCCCCGATTTTTCGATTGCCGATATTATTTCTGGCACCTGATTTCATTAGAATATCTAAAATTTCAGGCTTGACATAGTTTATGTTCTCAGCGATGTCCAGAACGCTCATCGCTTCATCGTTAATAGCGTTGACATCGGCGCCGTTCTTTATGAGCGCGTCAACTATTTCGACGTTTGGGCTCCGAATCGCGAACATTAACGGAGTCCAATCTTTAATGCTTCTTTGATTGACGTTAGCTCCCTTACTTACCAGAAAATTGATAATTTCAGGATTTTTACACGTCACGGCGGCTTCCAGAATAGCCGTCCATTTCAGGCCTTCTTTACTGACTAAATTCACGTCACCGCCGTTATCAATCAAAAAGCGCAAAACTTCAAGGTTGTTATTTCTGATCGAAAGCATAAGCGGCGTCCAACCCCATACATTTCTGTCATTGAGGTCTGCTCCGCTTTTAATCAATATTTTCATAGCTTCAATGTTGCACGAATCGACAGCTTCATGCAGAGCGTTCCGGCCGCCGGTAAATGTTATTTTTTGAGAACATGACTTTAAAGAAGTAAGACTGTCTATGGTGCATTTGATTGGGTTTGAAGGAAAATCGATATATGAATATACCTTGCAGTCATAATTAATAGCGACTTCATTACTCACGGCTTTGCGATTTACATCCGCTCCGCGTTTAACAAGCAGCTCGACCGCCGATAAATTGTTATTCCTGACCGCCACCATAAGCGGCGTCCTGCAGATATAATCTCCGCATTCT